ATCGGCTTCTCTCACAATGCCTTAAGATGATCACGCCGGCTGAATTGAGTAAGTTGGAAGTGCTTGGCAGGTTGTGCAGTGTTAATGGCAGTCCCCCACGGACTGTGAAAGTACGAGAGACGGAAGTCGGAGCCGTCCCCTCCCCCAGGCCCAAATGAGCCCTTTCGCGAGGGCTTTTTTGTTTTTCGCGACTGTGCCATAATTGAGTCGTTGGCGTAACGGACGCCAAAAGTGCTTGTTACTCTGTGCAGCGTCAATGGCAGTCAGAAATGGCTGTTAAGTACGAGAGGTGGAAATCGGAGCCACCCCGGAGTATTGGGCCCAATCAACCCTCAGTGATTTATTCATCTGAGGGTTTTTTGTTTCTGGGGGGGAGTCCGCGAGGGTAGACAGTGGCCGGCGTGAGCGCGCCTTGCTCCACCTTGAGAGGCATCTGCGCGTCATACCGAGTTCCTGTTTCAGCATCCAGGAGCTTTCGATTAACCAACGCCGGGTTCTGGTACGCCTTAGCAGAGTTCAGCTCCGCCTGAGATGACTTGCTCATAGCCTGCTCGGCGAACTTGGTGACATCTGCGGGCGAGTAGTTATCGCGGGCCATCCTGCCCGACTGGAGATGGTCAAACACTCCATCGGTCATCATGACATCCCGCGTCTCTGTATTCGGCAGGCCTAAGCGCTGCAAAGCCTTTGCCTGCCCCTCAGTAACATCCCCCAGTCGGTAGGTGCCACTGCCCTTGCCCGCTGTGAGGTCGGCCAGCAGACGAGCCTTCCCTTCTGGCGACATTGCTGCCATGAACCCCAAACCAACAGTTGCGGCAGCTTTTGGCAGGGCTGCAGGGGTTGCCAGGTTGGCAAGCAGCTCGGCGGCTGGGCGACGCTCTGGTGAGATTGCGCCAACCTGTTCCATCTGCTTACCGATCCATTCAGATCCACCCACTGGAGCGGCATGAGAGTAGCCCGCAGGAGCAAGAGCCATCGCAGCCACATCCACAGGAGCACCAGCGAATGCAGCCAATCCGCGCCCAGCCACGTCGCGTAAAGCACCTGGAACGGCTGGGGCGGTAGCTTTGTCCACTGCGCCGTCAAAGGCCGCGTCTATCAGCGCTCGCCGGGACGCAGGCGCTGCAGCTGAGTTGGACGGGCCTGCGCCCATGAGGCGAGCAATCAGGCTCTCGCCGCCCCTGGCGTCTTGGGCTTGGGGTGCCGGATAGGAGTCCAGGGGGATTTGGTCTATGAGAATGCGGCGCTGATCGTTGGTAGCCATGCTTTACCTTGGAGAGAACGAGATTCAGTCTCCTTGGGTCTGAAGCAAATTGCCAACCCTGCACGGGACAGAGGGAGCGGGAACAGCAACTATGATCTCTAAAGAGGGAGATCGAATGAGAAAGCTGTTTCAACGTTTTGATGCAATGACAGACCGGGTAGTCGAGGCAAGTAATTTCGTTGATGGCAACGGAAAACTTCTACCGGTACGACTTAAAGCCATCCTTGAACTGATAAGGGGCTACATCACTGTTGCTGCGGTTTTCTTTGCTGCAAGCACCATCGTGAAACTCAATAAAACTTTCGAATTTGCACCTGTGGTGCTCTACGGGCTGTTTGCTTTGACAGGCTTTTTCCTAATGGTGCAGACCCTGTATATGGCGTTGACAGCACTAGCAAGAGCAATCTTGTTGCTGTTACCTCCGAGGTGGGCCGTTAAGTTCATCAGGCAGCTCCGGTCAAAGCGTAGGTGGCCTAAGCTTGTTGTCTATCTGACCAGCATATTGTTCGCGTTCCTGTTTTGGAGGCTGCTGAGCTCTTTGCTGGCAGCCCTAACGAACTTAGCACTGCACTGATCGATCCGATAAACCTTAAGCAATCGGACCAGGCATCATGCCGTCACCTTGACGCACCCACGCTTCATTGCGGCCGCTAGCCTTGCGCCCAAACTCCACTTCGAAGTTGCGAAGCGCAATGGCGGCCTTGGACGGGTCAGCAAGATCAGAATCAGTGCGGCTATAGACCTTGTAGAGCATCCATTCCACCAAGGCAGGATGGGTTTCCGCCGGGATCACAGGCACATCATTGCAATTGGCGAGCGACTTTGAAGGCAGCATCTGCAAGGTAAGGCGAATGCTGCATTGGGCCGCCGGCCGAGGCCACAGAGACAAGCGACCGGTATTGACGCCCGTGATCAGATAGCGAGGCTGGGACTGGTTCTCGTGCTCATCCCACCCAGGGAAATAGGCATCCATGGCATCGGCAGTGATTTCGTCCAGAGACCCGCCGTCTACCGAGGCGCGAATAATGCGGATCGCGTCCGCAGGCATCGCAACATCCTGCGCCCCAGGTTCTGCCGTCACCTTGACCGTGGATACCAATAGCTGAGCGCGTCGGCAGGCCTCTACCTGAGCCTCGCTTGCATAAAGACCCAGCAGCTCGTTGTCGGCCAGAAATGGCTCGTAGGTGTCCAGGCTCTGCGCCCGGTAGCTGTTGATCAGGTCTTTAAGCGTCATCGCCTAGCCTTAGCGAGCTTCGCGCAGGATGGCAGTCAGCCAGGCGCCGCCGTTTGGATTGGGGTCGCGCAGCATGCTGAACGGATAGCGCAGGCTGTGCATGGAGCGCAGGCTGTTGAAGCCTTGCTCACCCAGGCGCTCATCAAGGGTCTGCGCGAAGTCGGTACGCTTGGAGCGTGCCAGAACCTCCACATACTTGCGCTTCACATCGACGGCATCGCCGCGACGAATAAACTGGTTCACGCCATTGACGCCAACCTGGATCAAGGTCGGGTCATCAGCGTCGGTAGGAGGATTCACCACGATGGTGACCACCTCATTCATGAACGCCTCCATGTCGAGTGCGTTCTTTGGCAGCGGCTTGTCGACCACATCGATGCCGGCATGACCGCCGATTTCACCAACAGTGCGGACCTCCTCTGCACCAAGGTATTCTGCGCCTGCGTCGATCTGTTTGCGTGTTGCCATTGTGAAAATCCGGTAGGTTGAGATGCCCGGCACCCAAGTGAGCGCCGGGCTTGTGCCTTTACAGGGCGGAGACGCCTGCCTCGATCAGGGCCATCCAGCCCTCATTGAGCAGTGTGCACTGCATGTAGAACTTGGCACCCACGTAGCCGCGCTGGCCCAGGGGATCGCTCTTGTCCTTCTGACCTGGCGGGATGTAGGTCGGATCGACCGCATCGGCACCACGCAGAGCCAGCTGGCCCCATGCGTCCTCGCCAACCACGATGAATGGATACACATCCACCTTGGTGCCGCCCATCAAACCAGTGGTTCCGATGTCAGCGCCCGCACCTGCGTACGGGGCCAACTCAGGGCTGGTGATGAAGCGGAAGTTCTCGCAAGAACCCAGCTCTTGGGGGTGGACAGGCTTGCGGCTGCCGTAAGCGCTGACGTGCACGAAGCCCTGCAGGTCGCGGATATCAGCCTCAGCGTCCGAGTGCACAAACACCAGGTAGCTCGCTTCCACGGGCTTGGTGGCGATGTCCACGCTTGGAGCCAGAATGCCGGTCACACGCTTTGCGTGGTTGGCCTGCAGGTTGCGGGACACCTTGCGCAGCACGTTCAGGGTGATCTTTGCGTCCACCGTAGCGCGGCTGGAGCCACCTGCGTAGAACACGTTGGTGCAGGACTTGATCACACCGTAGCGGATCATTTCACGCAACAGGCCCACACGCTCGCCGCACTGCTTCTTCATTTCAGCAGGAACGTCGTCTTCGTAGGTATCCACCACCTGGTCGGACAGCTCGTACAGGCAGCCGTACTGCTTGATGGTGGTGGTGATGTCCTGAGGGATCAGCGTGTCGGCCGTTGGCGTAACGCCTTCGGTCAACTCGTGTGCCACGGCATCCACCACGGGGCGGTTGCGCGTGTTCCAGTCGGCGTTGGTAGCACCGAACGGCAGATAGCGGCGATACACCACAGTGCGGCCGTTGTTCTTGGGCAGCGCTCGCTGCACACCGGTGATACCCAGCACTTCCGTTGCTACGGCGTGCGCCAGGATCTCACCCTTCAGTTTGCCAATTCGCTCCGCTGGAGCGGTCGTCTTAAATTGAGCCATGATTTAACTCCTTGCGGGGCTACTGCCCCAAAGTGCGCCTGAACGCATCTACCATTGCTTCGTGTTCCGTTGGCGCGGCCTGGGGGCGCTGAGAACTGCCAGTGGGTGTCACAGCCCGCTGTAGACGTTGTTGGCCTTTGGCTGCCTTTTCGGCTGCTGCTTGGCGTCCATTCGTCCACTTGTCAAAGCCGTTGACCACGCTGGCCAGTTCCTCAGCGGTGCTCGCAGACTGGAACGCCTGCCGCACCTCATCCCCTTGGGCTGCCAGCCACGAGCCAAAAGGCTGGGACTGGACTTTTTCACGCCACCCTTGGTGAGTGCGATCCATCACAGCAAGCTCAATTGCCACACGGTCGGGCTCGGCCGGCGCTTCCGCTTGACCAGTGGCCACTGGTTCTTGCGGCGCAACGGGCGGGGCTGCCTGGGGCTGCGGCTGCTGGGACTTGATCAACGCTTGGATGCCGCGATAGACATCCGGGTAGTCCTGTTCAAGCTGCTTGAGCTCGGGCAAATCCTCAACCGACACTGCTGCCTGTTGCGATGCCTGAACCGGCGCGGCCGGGGGCTGTTGTTGTAGGCGGCCGTTCAGCTCGCCCACCTTCCCCTCAGCCTTGCGCAAGCGCAGCTTGAGCGATTCCACCTCGGAGGCGCTTTCCACCAGGCGCTTTAGTTCGCTGCGCTTGAAGCCTTCGAACACTTCCGGGTCGTCCTGCGGCTGCTCGGATTCGGCAGGAGGCGCGGCCTCTGCTTTCACCTCTGGCTCTGGGACAGCCTCTGCAGGCTGTTCTGGCTCCTGCGGCTCGGGCTGGGGCTCTGGCTCTTGAGGGGCCTCGGCGACCGGTGTCACCGGCGCGGGGGGCTCAAGACCACTAGCCTCAGCAAAGCCGCGTTCAAACGCTGCTAGCTCCTGTTGCTGCTCATCCATGCGTCATGCACTCCTTAGATTCACTTCCACCAAGGTCAGTAATCGGGACCAACGTTGGCGATCAATTCCGGGTCTGGCTTTTCAGCCAGAGCCAGTAGCGACTTGAAGGCTGCGATCTGCCCCCGCGTGACGGCGGTTGCAGTTGCATCCAACGCAAAAGAGTCGTTCTGCGACCTCAGCGTGGCAATCTTTTCCTCAGCGAACTGCTGAACAGATCTCCACGTTGGGGAGGTGATGTCGATCTCCTGCTTTGTCATGAAATGAGTGTCAGCGGCCATAGAGCCGCAGTCGAACCCTGCAAGGGGTTCGGCTAGACGACGCCATCCAGCCCAGGTGTTTCGATGCCCTGCTGGAAGCCAATATCAGGACTCACAGGATTGCCCGGGTGCATGGGATCGGTGTTGTTCTCGGGCGCAATCGGCGGGATCTCGCTGGTGTCTGCCGCTGGGTAGATCGGCGACTGGTCCTGATCCACGAAGCCAACAGAGCGGGCCAGGCCGTCTGCCAGTCCTGCCGCTTGAGGCACGGCCGCAATGACCTGCGCAGTCTGAACACCGCTATACAGGGTCTCCATGCCGACATTGGTGGCCTCTGCATCTGCCTTGCGCGCCTGGGCCTGCAGCAGATTTGCCTTCGCCTCCAAGGTTGGATCGGGAGCCGGCAGCTGTGCCTGTATCGCCGCCTCGTCCAGTTGAAAGTTCTGCGGGTCGAGGCGCTGGCCCTTGCACAGCTCTGCAGCCAGTTTGGCTGGATCGAGCTTGTAGATAGGGTTGGCGGCGGCCTGCAGCATCGACATCAGGAACTGCTGCTGTGCATCACGCTCCACCAAGGCGGAGGATGCGCGCACGTCCACCTCAAAATCACCCTTGATGCTCTCGTCTTCGTTGTAGAGCATCATCCAGTCAAAGTAGCGGCGGATGTGCGGCCCGGTCATGTAGTCGTCAAACCGTTTGGCAAGGCGCCTCAGCACGCTCGTGGCGTTGTTGTTCTGCATCTGCATGCCGCCAAGGGTGTTCGGAGCGTCGCCACGGATCCCCTGGAGCATCGCGGGCATGCCGGTGGTGTCTTCGGCCATCTTGAGCGCGAAATTGATGATGTTCATCAGCTCGTTCTGCACCGAAGGCACCACAAAGGCATTGAAGGCCCCGCGCACATCAGTGACCGTCGCGTCCGCTTCTGCACGCCAGACCTTGCCTGGTCGCAGCACATAGTTACCGTCCGCCGGCGTCACGCCATTGCCGATGATGATCTGGGGGGCAGCAGACAAGCCGCTGTTGTCCATCATGGCGCGGGCACTGGCGTTCAGCATGCGCTGGGTCGTTCGGACCTGGCGGCTGATGCCCATACCCCAAGGCATGCCGGGACGGCGCTGCCAGGCCAGCACGTCATAAGGGAACTCGCCGTTCTCCTGAGGGCTCATCACGCACTTGACCAAGCGATCATTGATCAGGACGGCCATGGTGGGCACGCGGTCCTCGTCGTCCTCTTCCAGCTCGACACCGATGGCGGCGAGGTGGTCACGGGCGCAGTATCCGTAGAAAATCCACATTTCGTATTCATCGTCACCCGGACGATAGGTCGCCTCAGTGCCCTCACGAACACGGCTGGGGCCTTCCTTGAGCGCAGCGGCAAGCGCGAGCGCGTCATAGCTATCGTCGGCCAGCAGCTCCTTGATCTGGCGTTTGCTGATGCATTCACGCTCCCAGGTGTAGCTTCCATGGTGGATGTTCTCCCCGCACGATGGATCGGGGAACAGATTCCATGGATCGATGCGCTTGCTGGCCGGCTGGATTTCCTGCACCTTCAATCGCGTGACTAGACCCGTATACGGATCTTTCTGGGTAAAGCGCACTGTGCGGACGACAGGAAATGGTCCTTTGAGAACACCAGAGCCAACTCGAGCAGCATCCTCAATGACTTGCCGTACTTCGCCATGCCAATTGCTTTCAACGAGAGGATCTTCAATTGCTTTTTGCATGGCTTTCGCCATCTGCTCCGCTTCCTTATGCTGCAATTGAACAAACTCAGCCACCTTCTCGTGACTGTAGATTCCCCCCATCGAATCAGCGAGACGTTGCAACAGTCTGGGCGTCAGATTTGGAAGAGGCGTAGCTTTTATCTCCCAGCAGCGATCATCGATAGGCAGCAGCATGTCAGCCACCCGGGCACTGGCGGCGTCGGTGTAGCTGCGGGTGATGTTGATGAAAATTACCGACCGGGCACCATCCGCCTTGTTCGCACTCCGCCCATTGAGAATGGCAGTCTTGCGGCTGCCATAGAGCTGGTTGGCGTTCTGGAAGGCGCGATTAGCATCATCAATACCCTGGTAGTGCTCCTCGTCCTCGGTCCATTCCTCCTCGATGCCCGAGCCGCTGCGACCCGCGATAGCTTCTTTCCGTTTGGACAGCAACGTGTTG